GTCGCCAACCGCGACACCCGCGCGATGCGCTCCTTCACGGTGCCGTGGATCCCGCATGACGACGTGATCACCCCGCAGGACATCCAGGGCGTGCGCGGCTTCGGGGTCGCGGACGCCGCCGACCCGCTCGCCACCGTCATGGAACGCAAGATCACCCGTATGCGGGCCAAGCACGCGCAGACCCGGGAATATATGGAGATCAATGCGCTGCGCGGTGTCGTCAAGGATGGCGCCGGCGTCGAGCTCTACGATTATTTCGACGAGTTCGGCCTCGCCCAGCAGTCGGTCGACCTGGCGCTCGGGACCGCCGCGACGAACATCCAGGCCAAGTGCCGCGAGGTGCTTCGGAACGTGGAAACCGAGCTGAAGGGCGAGACCATGACGGGCGTGCTCGCGCTGGTGAGCCCAGGCTTCTTCGACAAGCTGATCGGCCACGGCAAGGTGGAAGAGGCCTACAAGTACTTCTCCTCCACCGGCGCCCAGCCGCTGCGCGAGGATACCCGCCGGCGCTTCCCGTTCTCCGGCATCGTGTTCGAGGAATACAACGCCACGGTGACGCTTTCGACCGGCGCGACCGAGACGCTGATCCCGGCGAACGAGGGCATCGCGTTCCCACTCGGGACCATGGACACCTTCGTGACCTACGGGGCGCCTGCGAACCTGATCGAGACCGTCAACACCATGGGACTGCCGATCTATGCCCGCCAGATTGCGCGGCAGGACGGCAGCGCCATCGATGTGAAGACCGAGGCCTCCCCGCTGCCCATCAACAAGCGGCCCCGCCTGGCGGTCAAGATCCTGACCAGCAACTGAGCGGGCGCACCCTATGACGGATTGGCGGGCACTGGCGGCATCCCTCGATGCCGCCGTCGATGCGACGTGGGGCGAGCGCATCCGCATCACGCCCTGGCAGTCCGGCACCTATGACGCCGGCGCACGCGATGCATCCCGCCCGATCGTCGATGGCGTGGGCGAGTTGTTCTTCGCCGCCGATCAAATCGTCCCCGGCGGTGGTCAGAGCGCCACGGGATTTACCTCGCGCGTCTCGGAAATCGACATTCGTCTGTCTTGCGCATCGGCGCCGCTGCGGACAGCCGGCGCTCGCCAAGGCGATCATATCGACGCCCTCGATAGCGGCGACACATTCGAAATCGTGTCGATCGCGCACGATGGGACCGGGCGAGCATCGGTCAAGCTCGTGCGCCGGACATGAGCATCGTGCGCGCGTGCATCCGGCTCGCGACGGTCGCCGCGTTACGCGATCGCCTCTGGCCCGCCGACATCCTCGACAGTGACAATCGGCCGTTGGAAGAGGCCGTCACGCAGGAGCCGCGGCCGTACGTCGTCGTCTTCACCGATGACGACGACTACGAGGACATCGCCGGCAACGAGGTCACCGCCGCCGCCCGCAGCTTGCTGCTGGTGATCGAATTCGGTATCGCGGCCCCGATCCCGCGCAATGATGACAAGGGTCCCCAAGTCGAAATCCCGGCGACCGACGGCACTTTCGAGCTCGTGCTCGATAGCCTCGACCGGCAAATCATGAACGCCCTCGTGCACGACAGCGCGAGCGCCTTCGGAGAGCACTGGCGCCGCCTGATCGGGCGGGTACTCAGGCTCAATGGCAAACGCGGCGGGTCGGCCGAGAAGGGCGCGCGCTGGGCGGTACGACAACGCATCTTTCACGTTGAGCCGCTGATCGATCCGGTGCCGGGAGCGACGCTTGAGGCCTCCCATCCGATCATGACGTTTGTGGACGCCGCCGAACAGGCGCGCGCGGACCTCGACATTGCGGCCGCGGTGCCGCTCCTGCGCGCGATGCTGGACGCCGCGCCGGCGTCATCCTGGCGCCTGGCGCAACAATGGCTCGGCGCAAGGCAAGAGGCGATCCGCGGCATTGGACTGGCGCCGCCGGACGCCGTCCTTGCGGACGACAAAGAGGCGCCCGGCCTCGCCAGGATTAACGCGTTGCAAGAGTCGACGATCGTGCGGGCCGGGCCCGCGACGGTCGGAGGCATCCCCTGATGGCCGACGATGTCCAGGCAGTCTTGCGCGAGATTGCCGACCTCAAGCGTCGCCTGGCCAATGTGGTCCGCCTCGGATCGGTGCACGAGGTCAAGAGCGCCGGCAACGAGCGCAAGATGCGCGTGAACATGGGCAATAACCCGGACGGCAAGCCGATCTTGTCGCCCTGGCTGAACTCCGGCGGCGGCGACGGCAAGTCGGACGCGCGGGAGGAGAAGCGATTCAGCAAGGGCCAGAACGTGCTCCTCATTTCGCCTGATGGCGATTTCCGGCAAGCGCACGTGTTGCCGGGCGCCGAAAACAATGCGCATCCGCGCCCGGACCATGCAAGCGATGATGCCGAGACCTACCAATACGACCAATTGCGAGTGACCAAAAAGCGCGACGCCTACGAGGTGTGGCTCTCCGAAGAATCGTCGCAACAGCAACAGCAGGGCGACCAGGGCGGCCAGCAGCAAATGGGGGCATCCCAAGGAGGTCAACAGCAACAGCCTCAGCAGCGCCAGCGCAACGCCGGGATCGCGGCGGTCAAGGTGCGCATTCACAAGGATGGCGGCATCACCGCGCGCGTCGGCAAGGACGATAATGCGGTCCGTTTCTCGGCTCACAAGGACGGCGCCAAACTCAAATACGGAAAGGATCACTGGCTCGTCGTTACCAAGGACGGGCTGTTCGTGTCGAAGGAGCCCGTGGTCGGGAATGACCCCATCCCCGACGATAACAAGTAGGAGCACCGCCAATGGCAAGCACGCAAGACTTTGAAGTCCTCGATCCCAATGCGAAAGACATGGGCGGAGTGAAGGTCGTCACCGCCAGCGGCAAGCGCATGGTGAGCCTCACGCGCGCGCAAGCGCAATGGTTTCTCGACCAGGGCCAAATCCGCCCGGTCGGTGCTGCTCCCGCGGTGGCGCCGCAGGTGACGCGGCAGGCGGCGCCGGCTCCAAAGGGCAACTAATCAATGCCGCTGCCGATCACATACTACGATCCGACACTTGCGCAGTGGCCCGACCTCGCGCGCGGGGCCATTCCGCTCGCGCCGGTGCGCGTCGGCATGGACCGCTTTACCGGCAAGATGCTGATCGGCTGGCCGCATGTGCGCCAATCGATGGTGACGATATTCGCGACGCGCTTTCATGAGCGCGTGTTGCGGCGGTGGGTCGGCTCATTCGTGCCGCACATTCTCGGCGAGTCGGCGGTCCCGCGCATCATCACGCGGTTCTTTTGGGCGATTGCCTCGGCAATCGACTTGTGGGAGCCGTGCTACGCGATCCAGCGCGTGCGCATCATGAACCGCGACGGCTCGGCACCGATGTCGCCGCCAGAACAATTGACATCGGCCGAAGAGGTCCGCCGAGGCGAGGTGACGACGCAAGCCGAGGGCGTCTATCGCCCGCGCGGGCACCTTGGCGATTTCACTCCGGAGCGGCGCCGCAAGATCGGCTTCGTGGGTCGCGGCAACGGACTCTGGCAGTGAGGTGAAGGCATGCTGCCGAATGCAACCGGCCGCTACCCCGTTATTGATCCGGCTCGTCTCGGCCGGATGCTCGTGCTCGAGGACATCGATACCGATGCCATCGTCAAGACGCGCATGGCGCGCCTCAAGGAAATCTGGGCCACGCACGATCCGCCGGCGGCGGCGCAATACGATCTTGAGGGCCTCGAATTCGATCCGATCCTGATCAATCAGGAGTGCTGCACCTATTTTGAATTGCTCCTGCGCGATCGCGTCAATCAGGCCGCCCGGGCACTCACGCTTGCGAATGCGGTCGGCAGCGACCTCGACGCGATCGCGAGCCGCTACCCCGGCGGCGTTCCGCGCCTCGATGGCGAGAGCGACACCCGGTATCGGCAGCGCGTATGGCTGTCCCCGAACCCGCTCTCTCCGCACGGCACCGCGGAGGCTTATCAGTTCTGGGCGCTGAGCGCGCTGCCGACCGTTCGCGACGTGACGACGATCAAGATCAGGCCGCGCCTCGACGACAACCCGATCATCCTCATCACCTGCATGATGGATGGCGGCAACCCGCTGCCGAGCCGCGAGGAACTGCTCCAGATCCGCCGTTACATCATCGCGGAGTCGCGGCTTGCCATGACGGACGTGATCAGTGTCGCAGCGCCGAAAGTGGTTGAGCTTGATTATCGGATTAAGGCGTGGCTTTACCCGACCGTCGACGAAGCCTCCACCTTCGCACAGATCAACGCCAATCTCGCCGCGCTGATCGAGGAGCAGCGCTGGCTCGGGCGCGATCACAATCGTGCCGCGATCGCCGCCGCCGCCATGGTAGCCGGCGTGCAAAACATCGAGATCATCCGGCCGGCGCAAGATGTAGCGGTGCCCGACGATTGGCTTGGCCGTGTCGGCAGCGTCACGGTCGAATACGCCGGGCGCCGGCAATGAAATGACCGAGATCGACATCGGGTATTTCGGCGAGCAGTCGCCCGACGGGGCCGAGCCGATCGACCACCCCGGCGCGCGGGTCCTGTATGCCGCGTCGACCGGGCTTGAAAAGGCGATGGCGGACGTTGATGCCGAGCGCGTCATTCGCCTGCCCGACTGGTTGATCACCGATCAGTGGGACCCGCACCGCATCTCGGCGCAGAACTTGCCATGGCTCGCCTACGCGATGGGGGTCAACCTCTGGGAGTCGATTTGGTCTGAGGGCACCAAGCGCGACTGGGTCGCACGCCAGTGGCAATTCAAGGCGCTACGGGGCACGCCAGCGGCGATCCGGATGGCGCTGGCGGCGTCGGGCTATCGTCTCACCGACATGGTGCGACCGCCGCAAGGCTTCTGGGCCGCGCCGAATTTGACCAAGGAGCAATGGGACTCCTGGATTCGGCTGATGCCCCGAATCAAGATTTACTTCGCGCCAAGGACCGGCCTCCGCGGCCTCGACGAGTTCTATGCCGAGCACGATCACGCGTTTCCCGGGTCACCCGTGGCAGGCGTCGGCTTTTGCGATCAAGACGCGGTCGGGTTCAGTGACGGCGAGGTCCTGCGCGGGCGCACGGCGGTGCTGCACACGCCGCAGGGCGACCAGCCGATGTATGTGATCGAGTACACGCCGGGCCGTGAGCAACTCCCCGGGCAAGACTACGTGCGCGTCTCGACCCAAGGGTTGGCCACGATAGCGGTCATCTCTGATGATGTCATGGTCGAGGACGATCGCTTTGTCGACTTCTGCGAGGCCGATCCGAAGCTGATCACCTTGAGCCTCGACCGCGAGTACAGCCACGACCGCTCGGTGCTCGCGCTCGATACGGTCGAACCGGGGCTCGTGCCGCTCACTCCACGCTATGAGCGGGAGTCCGATATCGGCGACCGGGGGCCGTGGTTCTTCGTCGATGACTTCTGCGACGACGTCACCTCCGTCGATCGCATCGATGGCGGTGACATGCTCCTGGCCGACGTGACCTACCTGCTCGACCCGGCCGTGGCGGAGCCGATGACCGAGGGCATTTCCTTCGCCGACATTTCCCGCGTCGGCATGCCGACCTTCACGGCGGAAGTGCAGATCGATCTCGGCCTGTTCGAGAACATGCGTTCATGCATCTCCGACGTTAGTTTCTGCGACGAGCCGTTCGCCGTGCCTGAGGACTATTCGCATATCGAGCGCGCGTGTCGCGCGGTCTGCGCCGCCAAGGCATTGCGCGACACCATCCTCGTCAGTTTCGCACCCAAGCGCCCGATCGAGATGGGCGACAGACTTAACGACCCGGCATACGCCGACTGGGTCGCCGATCCGCTCTAAGGGGTTCCCAAATGGAAAAACGAGTCCTGATCGACACGTGGCAAAAAGTCACCAAGGACGACTTTTTGAAATTCGGACTCTTCCCGCAAGGGTCATTCGATTCAATCGTCGGGCGCCTGCTCATTCCCGACCTGGCCTTCAGCGGTTTTGCCGTCACGCAGACTGGCCCGGCCGAAGTCACGGTCTCCGAGGGCAGGCTGTTCGCCAACGGAAAAGTGTTTTTCAATAATCAGGATGGCGGCACACCCGTCGACATGCTCGCGCGGCTCCCGGCGACGACGCGGCGCATCGTTGCGATCACGGTGTGGGGCGTCGAAACGGATTCCAAGCTCGAACCTCGCACGTTTCTCGCCGACGGGGAGACGCGCGCCGTGGTCGCGCGCGAGACCTCGACCGAGCATTGGCGCTGGGCCAACATCGGCCCGGTGTCCGGGCTCGAAGGTCCCGACCCGCAGCCGCCGGCTGTGCCGACCGATGTCATGACGGTGGCCTGGGTGACGCTCTCCAATCTCGGCATCGAGGCCATCCGCATGAATACCGAGGGCATGGCGCCAACACTGCGCGACGCGCAGACGCGCCTCAATGCGCTCGACCTCTGGCGGCTAATCTTTGGCGGGCGGCTCGATACGCTGGCGGCAGACCTGTTGGCGCTGGCGACCCGCATCTATGGGCTGGCGCAATTCTCGCTTGTGCGCCAGATCGCGCGCGATCTCTCGCTACTCAAGGACCAGGCCCGGTTGCCGGATCAATTTACGTCATACGGGTTTGATCACTTTCTG